TACAAAGACCGCCCAATGTCTGACAACACGCATGAAGCAAAGACCATGCTGATAGAAGCTATTGAGGCGCTGCAAGCTGAGAATGAACGGCTGAAGCAAGAGAATGAAACGGTGCTGAGCCAAAACAAATCAGCACTTGAATACATGGACGCTGCCGAAGCAGAGCGCGACGCACTAGCCGCAAAGCTGGACGAGCTGCAACGGCAAGTAATCCCAATTGGCGGATGGAAAGTAAAAGTTCGCGGGACTCAAACTTACCCGCATGTAACGGGCATCTATGACGATACCGTGCATGTGGACTTGCCAGCAACACCCAAGGCGCTGGAAGAACTGGAACCACGCGAACAGCGAGCCGACTGGCTCCCCATAGCCAACGCACTTGACCACGCAGTCAGGGAGCTAGGCCGCACCAAGGAAGCCAGCACCCACGACTGGAACACGGCAGTTCACGTCTTTGAGTTCGCCAGAGGAACGACCTGCACTTGCTGTAGCAGCCCCATGCAGTGGCCCGCAGCCTATCGCTGCCTCGATTGCAAAGCGGTGCTGTGTGAAACCTGCGCCCCCATTCATTTCGGACCAGACCATTCAAAACGAGCCGCAGAGGCTCACAAAGGAAATTAAATGTCACTCATACAAGTTGAACGAAGCTACCTTGAATCGGTGTTGTTGGCACTGGTTGAGGCCTACGAGGTACTGGAAAAACATGCGGAGTACAGGGTAGAAATCGGAGAGGCTTACTCCGACACCGAACCAGTCAACAAAGAGGCCCATGCACGCGAGCAAGTTGATGCTGCCTACAACACGGTTGAGCGCCTACTGAAGGGCGCGCCGGAAGTGCCCAAGGCGCTGGAGCCGGTGGCTATCGTGCAAGAAGTCCATATGAGCCGGTACACGATTGCATGGATAAACGGGCCACTGCCAGAAGGAACCAGGCTCTACGCGGTTACTCACGATGTCTAACGAAAAGAACGCTATGAAAAAACTGATCTTGAAACTCACGCACCGCATCTGGAACCGCGAAATCTCGCGAATTCTTTGCTGCGCTTACGAGCAGCGCCAGATAACCAGCCAGCAGCTCCATTTACTGGCCGCGAAGTTCGACCCTACGCAAAAACATGAGGTTTACAAGACATGACCAACGTAATCGAACTGGCAAAGCAGGCGGGAGCATCGCGCTACACAAACCGCCACTACCCAGACCGGCCAACGCACACATTCACGGTGGAGCAGCTTGAGCTTTACACCAAGCTGGTGCGCAATGCAGCGCTGGAGGAAGCTGCGCAGAAGTGCAAACAGTTGGAAGTAGCAATTGATGGCGGAGGGAACACTTACTACAGGCCAGCAGATGCGCGTCAGTGCGTTTCCGCCATCGAATCACTCAAGGAGCCGACACCATGACCGAGCAAGAACAAAAAGCCTTCACCGCCATGCGGGAGGCGTTGGAGAGTTCAGCAGTCTGCATTCAACTCATGTCAGACGGCCCCAGCCGCGCTAGTTGGGGCGACACGTTAGACATAATTGATTCAGCCCTCACCGCAGCCAATGCCGTGAGCGAGCAGCTTGGAGAGTCCCGCTTGCCTGAGCGAGACACCAGCAAGCCGGCCGAGGCGCAGGGTCTGTTTCGCAAGTTTGATGTCACCCGCACCGATGGCAGCAGCGCGCCCGGAGGAAAGCACCACGGCTGCGAATACTTCGTGCTGGATGTTGACCACGACCCGCATTCCAAGGCAGCACTGCAAGCCTATGCGCTGGCGTGTGCATCTACCCACCCGCAGCTATCGGCAGACCTGATGGATCGCTACGGGGTTCACCCCCAAGCCACCGAGCCGAAATGAAACCCAAACTTGAAGACATCCGCTTCGTCAACCAGGCCACCAGGGCGCAGTTCAAGCGCGACCTTGGACGGTCGTTGACCAAGCCGGAGTTCAAACCAGCCCCGCCCAAACCCGAACCCAACCCATTGTGGAAAACACAATTCAAGTGATATGACCAAGACCCTGGAGCAAGCCCTGTCAGCGATTCAGAAGCTGGCCGAGCAGGAAACCCAACGCGAACTGGCGCAACTGCGCCGCAAGCTGATTAAGATGGAAGTCCAGCGCGATCAGTGGAAGGCCAAAGCCGACCACTACCGCACCAAATTGATTGAACGCAACACCAAAGCACCATGACATTCCGACCCACACCACCCATTGAACCCACCGAATTTTCGTCCTGGGACCGCTACAACCTGGAGAAATTCGCTGCCGACACCTACAACCTGCTGAAAGAAGTCCAATCTGCCAACACCCAGTTGCTGGCCGACTTCAAAGAGTCGATGGCACAGAACCGCATCCTGCTGGCGAAGGGAGGCGACCGTGGCTAGTGGTGGTTTCCCCGACGTGCAACGCATGTGCGCGACCTGCGCCCACAAAAAGTTCCCCGAAGTCTGTGGCGGATGCTACGGCTTGAGCGAGTGGAAGCCAAAGTCCGATGCGAAACTTCCCGACCTTCAGTTCTACCAAGAACACAAAGAGCCGGCGCCAGCCCCCGCCAAAGCGGGCGCACTGAAGTTTGACCAGGACAAGCCCCGAATGGACTTGCTGGACGCCCACGCCATTGAGCAGCTTTCCAAAGTGCTTGGATTCGGCGCAAAGAAGTACGCAGCTCACAACTGGCGTGAAGGTCTTACCAAGTCTCGGCTGATCGGCGCCGCGCTGCGGCACTTGTTTGCGTACTTGCGTGGCGTGGACGTGGACGAGGAAACCGGCTTGTCGCATGCCGCGCACGCCATGTGCTGCTGCATGTTCTTGCTGGGGCTGGAACACCGCCCCGAGTTGGACGACCGCTACAAGGAAAACCGTGACTGACCTCGAAACCCTGTTCCCCTACCAAGAGACTGGCGGGGAGTTCCTATCCAAGCACCCGCAGGCGCTGCTGGCTGACGAAATGGGGCTGGGCAAGAGCGCACAAGCCATCCGTGCCTGCGACCTCGTTGGCGCCAGCCACATCCTGGTGGTGTGTCCGGCTGCCGTGCGGGTGAACTGGTCACGCGAGTTCGGACGTTTCAGCCCCATGTCGCACGAAGTACACGTGATCGTCACAGGGTACGACCGGCCAGCCCCAACGGGCGTGACCGTGGCGTCCTACGACATCCTAGCCACCAACGAGAAGGTGCGCGGGGCAATCCGCGCCATGGACTGGGATGTGATCATCATGGACGAGGCGCATTGGTGCAAGGAGCGCAGCGCCAAGCGAACCAAGGCGCTGTACGGTCACGCGGGCAAACCCGGCATCATCGGCAAGGCCAAGTACGTTTGGAGACTTTCAGGCACTCCAGCGCCAAATGACGCCTCTGAACTGTACACCCATTTGAAGTCCGCTGGGATCATTAAATCCAGCTATTGGGACTTCGTGTATGAGTTCTGCGAAGGCTTTGATTCCAACTACGGCTTCAAGATTACAGGCGTCAAGAACGTCGAGAAACTGAAGTCCCTGCTGGGGCAGTTCATGCTGCGCCGCAAGAAAGAAGATGTGATGACCCAACTACCCCCAATCACGTTCACCCACGTCACCGTGGAGCGCAGTCAGGTCCAACTCGACCCCTACTTCTACGAGAACTGGCGCCCCATCGGCGCCACCGCGTTCATGCGCAACATGGAGCAGATGGACAAGGCCACCAAGATCGCGCTGCGTGCCGTGGAAGACGGCAACAGCGTGGCCGTCAGCGACCGGCTGAAGCTGCTGGAAGCCATGGCCAAGTCCACTGCCACCCTGCGCCGGTACATCGGACTGGCCAAGCTGCCACGCACGCTGGAGATCATCGAGCAGGAGTTGATCGACAACCCCAAGATGAAGATAGTGTTGTTTGCTGTCCACAAAGACGTGATCGAGTGCAGCCGCGAGAAGCTGCGCAAGTATGGCGCCGTCACCCTGTACGGCAACACGCCACCCGAGAAGCGCCAGCGCAACATCGACAACTTCCAGAACGACCCCAAGTGCCGCGTGTTCATTGGCAACATCCAAGCCGCGGGCACAGGGATCACGTTGACAGCATCCAACGAAGTGGCATTCATCGAATCCAGTTGGGTGCCATCCGACAACGCCCAGGCAGCCATGCGCTGCCACCGAATCGGGCAGACCAGACCTGTGCGCGTGAGGTTTTTCTCATGCGCTGGGAGCGTGGACGAAGATGTCATGAAGACTCTGATCCACAAAACGCGGGAACTTTCAAAAATTTTTGACTGACCCGTTGTGATAATCGCAATTAACGTGTAATATCTGCACATCAACCGGAGCAACTAAATGAAACTTAATACTGCGCAACAAATTTTGAAATTTCTCGGCGTCCCCCACGGTGACGCTAAAAGCGATCAGTCCCCGCAGCACCGAAAGGCAGGCCCTGGACGCAAGCACGCGTACGGAAACGGGAGCCGCACCGTAGAGCAGAAACGTGCCGGGTCGTTTGGCCGGGGTCTGCGCAACTGGATTGCCAACAAGCAGCGTGCAGCAATCGCGCGATAAACAGCAACATCAACCGGAGCAACTAAATGAAACTGACACTTGACATCGACTTGAACACGGACTCCCGTGAACAGATCAGCATGATCGCTAACATGCTCAACCAGATCACAAACGCGGCCCGACGCCCATCCTCGGGAACCCAGCCACAGGTGGTACAAAACAGTGGCAGCATCGGGCAGGGTTTCACACTTTCCCCTGTTGACGATGCCGTAACGGGAGTGTCCATACCGGCTGATGAAGCTGAACCCAAGGACACTCCCGTTGTCGTCAAAGACGCAGTGCGCCGTCCACGCGCCAAGAAAGAGGACGCCCCCACGCCCGTGGCCGAAGAACCCAAGGCCGAACCCGTTACGGACGCTGCCGCAGCGTCTACATCAGAATCCGCTGATGCAGCTAAAGTACCTGCGGCAGCATCCACCATTGATGACGTGCGTGCAGCACTCCAAGCATACACCGCCAAGCATGGGGTGCCTGCTGGCATTGACCTGCTTAAAGGCTTCGGCGCCGCACGCATCAGCGAACTGAAGGATGCCGACTACGCCGCCTTCGTGGAGCAGTGCGCGTGAGCCACGCCAAGCTATCACCAAGCGCTGCCGAGCGCTGGATGAACTGCCCTGGCAGCGTGGTGCTGTCAGAAGGCATGCCCGAGAAGTCCAGCGAGTTTGCTGAAGAAGGCACCAAGGCCCACGCACTGGCAGAAGCCTTGCTGCTTGGCGAAGCCGCTACAGGCGACATCGACATGACCGAGAACGTCTTGGTCTACGTGGACTACGTGCAGTCTCTGGGCGGTGACCTCCACGTAGAGCAGCGTGTTCACGTCAACGAGCATGTCTACGGGACTGCCGATGCCGTGGTGTGGCAGCCGGCTGCCGAAGCCCTGCACATCGTGGACTTGAAGTACGGAGCCGGTGTACCCGTCGAAGTGGACGGCAACCTGCAACTGAAAATCTACGCGCTGGCCGCCCTGCTGGAGTTCAAGTACCCAGCCCGCACCGTCACGGCCACCATCGTCCAGCCCCGCTGCCCCCACAGCGACGGCCCCGTACGCAGCGTGACCTATGACGTGGTGGACCTGTGCGACTTCCATGCTGACCTGATGGACGCGGTGGCGCGTGTTCAGGTGGCAACCAACGACCAGTACGGTGAAACCGCAGAAGACTTCGCCGCCGAACACCTGCAACCCTCCGAAAAAGGATGCCGTTGGTGCTTGGCTGCACCCAAGTGCCCTGCTATCAAAGGAAAGGCGCAGGAGTTGGCCAAGCAGGTATTCGCACCAGGTCTGCCCTACGACCCCAAGGCACTGGCCGACACGCTGGACTTCTTGCCCATCCTTGAAGGTTGGATCAAGAACACCCGCGAGTTTGCCTACGGTGAAGCTGAGAAGGGCAACGACATCCCCCAGTGGAAGCTGGTGGAGAAGCGGGCCACGCGGAAGTGGCGGGATGAAGCTGCGGCTTTGACTGCGCTCACCGAACTGGTGGACGTGGAAAAGTTGTGGGAGCGCAAGTTCATAACCCCAGCCGCCGCCGAGAAGCTGTTGCCAAAAGAATCACGGGTCGAGTTGAAAGGCTTGACCGTATCCGAATCCAGCGGTCACACGCTGGTACATGAGTCGGACAAACGTCCGGCTGTAAAACTCGATGCCAAGTCGGCATTTTCTTCGATCTAAATAGGAACTACTATGAACGCCAAGACATTGATAACGCCAGAATTCAGAGGGGCATACGTCCAGATCATGCGTGCCAAAGCGCAGAAGCAGGAAGACGGCACCATGGGTGCTGCCAAATACAGCATTCGCGCGGCCTTCCCACCTGGCGCTGACCTCTCTGGCTTGAAGGCTGCTGCGGCTCAAGCCGCTACCGACAAGTGGGGCGACAAGGTGCCCAAGACCATCCGCAGCCCGTTCCGCCTGAACGAAGAACTCGACAACCCCGTGGCTGGCTTGGACGACGACTGGACCATCATGACCTTCAGCGCACCCGAAACCAGCCGCCCCGGTGTGGTGGACAGCAAGAACCAAGACATCATTGACGAAACCGAGGTGTACTCTGGTGCTTGGTACATCGCACAGGTCAACGCCTACGCCTACGACCGCGCTGGCAACAAGGGCGTCACCTTCGGCCTGCTGAACGTGCGCAAGCAGAAGGACGACGAACCGCTGGGCAGCGGCAAGATGAAGGCCAGCAAGGCGTTTGAGGCATTCGCCCCAGCCCCTGCTGCCAAAGGCGCCGGCAGTCTGTTCGACTGAGGCATTGCGATAACCACAACGCTAGAATAGGAACCTTAACAAGGTTCCTTTTCTTTTCCCAAAATGAAGCAATGCACTGTATGCCAAGGGATTTTCTCCCTGAGCAATTTCTACCACAACGCTAAAGTCATTGGCGGCTTTCTCAATCAGTGCATCCCCTGCGTCAGAGCTGCGCAACGGGAGCGCAACGCCAAGATTGCCGCAGACCCGGTTCTTCGGCGTGCGGAGAAGCTGAAAAAGCGCGCTGCGTACGAGCGCCGCCTATACGGAATGACGCGTAGTGACTTGATGGAGATGCAAGGACATCGGTGCCCAATCTGTGAAAAGGACTTGAGAAATATGCGAGAGAACACGGTGGTCATCGACCACTGCCACGGCACGGGCCGTGTGCGTGGGCTCATATGCCATAGTTGCAACGTAGGCTTGGGCCGGTTTAACGACAGCCCAGAAATGTTGGCCCGAGCGCTCGACTATCTGCGGAGGTCCAGTGTTTAACCTTCACATTGACCTCGAAACTCGGAGTGCTTGCGACCTCAAGACGGCTGGGCTTCACAACTATTCCGTGGACCCGACAACTGATGTGCATTGCGCAGCTTACGCATTTGATGACGGCCCTGTGCACCTGTGGGTGCACGGACAGCCGTGCCCACTGGACGTGTATGACCACATCGTATCGGGCGGAACAGTCTACGCGCACAACGCGGCCTTTGAGATAGGGCTGACCAACAACGTGTTGGCAAAACGCCACGGCTGGCCCCCGCTGAAGCCCGAGCAGTGCCGGTGCACGATGGCCATGGCCTACGCCATGTCCCTGCCCGGCAGCCTGGAGAAGGCAGCCATTGCACTGGACGTTGGCATCACCAAGGACATGAAGGGCAGCCGCGTCATGATGCAGCTGGCGCAGCCCAAGGCCGATGGCAGTTTCTACACGCCAGGAGACGCACCCGAGAAGTTCCAGCAGCTTTATGATTACTGCAAGCAGGACGTGGAAGTTGAACGTGCACTGCACCAACGCATGGTGGAACTATCCGATGAAGAACAAGCGCTTTGGACTCTCGACTACAAGATCAACCAACGCGGCATCCAGATCGATCTTCAGGCCGTCAATGCAGCCATCCGTTTGGTCGAGGCTGAGAAGGCCCGACTTGACAAGGAAATGCTTCGTACCACCGGTGGAGTGGTTGGAAAGTGCACAGAAGTCCAGCTACTCATCAAGTGGATACGCAGTCAAGGCGTCACTATTGACGGGGTTGCAAAGGCTGACGTGCTCGACGCCCTCCATGGGGACCTCCCCGATCCTGTACGTAAGGCCCTTGAACTGAGGAAAGAGGCTGCCAAGAGCAGCACGGCCAAGCTGATCGCCATGCGTGAGCGTGCCAGTCCCGATGGCCGAGTGCGCGGCACCATGCAATTCCACGGCGCAAGCACGGGCCGGTGGGCAGGCCGTGGCATCCAGGTGCAGAACTTCCCACGCGGCAACCTCAAGCCCGAGCAGGTGGACGACGCGATCGCGCACTTCCACCAGCGTGACTACCTCGACATGATGTACGACGCCCCGCTGGACGTGATCGCGTCCTGCCTGCGGGCAATGATCGTGGCCAAGCCTGGCCATGAACTGGTGGCAGCCGACTTCTCAGCCATCGAAGCCCGCGTGTTGGCGTGGCTGGCTGGTGAAGAAAAGGTGCTGGAGATTTTCAGAACTCACGGGAAGATTTATGAACACGCAGCAGCGGGTATTTACCGGGTTGATATGGGAGCCGTCAGCAAGGCGCAGCGTCAGATTGGCAAGGTGGCTGTTCTGGCTCTTGGTTACGGTGGTGGCGTTGGTGCCTTTCAATCCATGGCTCGGGTCTATGGCGTCAAGGTCGATGACAGTACCGCAGATGACATTAAGAAGGCGTGGCGTGAGGCGCATCCGCGCATTGTCAGGTACTGGGCCGACCTAGAAGGCGCAGCCATCAACGCCTGCGAACTCGGAGTCGTCTGCAAAGCCGGACCCGCTGGCAGGCAGATAGCCTTCCGCAAGTCGGGCAGCTTCCTGTGGTGCCGTCTGCCCAGTGGCCGTGTGTTGTGCTACCCGTACCCAGTCATCAAGCAGGTCGAAGTGCCATGGGGCGGAACCAAGCCGTGCCTGCACTTCATGACCGTGAACGGCACCACCAACAAGTGGGAGGAAACCAGCACCTACGGCGGGTCACTTGCAGAAAACGTCACACAAGCAGTGGCCCGTGACTTGCTGGCTTTTGGATTAACTTCTCTGGAACACCACGGATACTCTGTTATCATGCACGTTCACGATGAAGCTGTTGTGGAAATACCAACATCGAGCGATGATGGAACGCTCAAGCACATCGAGTCGGTCATCGCACAGACACCGGCATGGGCCGAGGGTTTGCCAGTCAGCGCCGAAGGTTGGCGTGCAAAGCGTTATCGCAAGTGAGGGGACAAAAAAGTGGACATCGCAGATTCAGCAGACAAACAAGTGGAGCAGTTCACCGAATGGGCGGCGCATAATCGCAAGCCCGAGGGTCCGCCATTCACGGGGCGTTGTGCCCATTGCGATGAAGACGTGACGGCACCCAAGCGTTGGTGCGACGCAGACTGCCGCAACGCTTTTGAAAAATTGCTCAGGAGAAACTATGGCGCGAATTGACGAAGCCCTGCGGCTGGCGGAACGGGGCTTCTATCTGTTTCCGGTGGTGGCCAACGGCAAGGTGCCGGCCATCAGCGACTGGCAGGAACATGCCACCCGCGATGCGGACACGCTGACCGAGTGGTTTGCGCAGGACTACAACATTGGGATAAGCACATCGCGGTACGGCGAATCGCAAGCCCTGGTGGTGGTGGACGTCGATACCAAGAACGGGAAGGACGGCAATGCAGAACTCTTCAACCTCGACATGCAGGGCTACGAACTGCCCGTTACGTTTGAGCAGTCCACTCCCAGTGGCGGACGACACCTCATCTACGTTGCCGATAAGCCCTGCCGTCAGGGAACGGATGTACTGGGACGCGGGCTGGACATCCGTTCACAGGGCGGACTCATCGTTGGACCCGGTAGCGCCATTGACGGCAAAGCGTATCGGCAGATCAACGGCCACGGCACCGTGGCCCCAGCACCCCAGTGGCTCGTCGATAGACTGGGACAAGCTCGGACTGTGGCTCCTGCTGCTCACATTCAACTGCCTGGCGTGGACGTGGATCGTGCTAATGGCCGAGCTATTGCTTGGCTGAAGGACGCACCCGTCAGCGTGGAAGGTGAAGGCGGGGACATCACCGCGTTCAAGGTGGCTGCCAAGTTGAAGGACTTTGGTTGCACTGAAGAACAGGCACTGGGCCTGCTGGTCAGCCACTGGAACGAGCGCTGCGAACCCCAGTGGTCGCTGGACGAACTGACCGCCAAGGTGGCCCACGCCTACCGCTACGGCAAAGAACCGCAGGGCAGCGCAGCACCGGAAGCCGTCTTCCATTCGGCGCCAGTCCCCGAGACAGAAGACGAAGGCGTCAACCCCGTGGACGCACTCAACAAAGAGTACGCCTTCATCAAGGCTGGGGCCTTTGTGTTGCAGGAAACCACTGATGCCAAAGGCCGGTTCACCACCATCCGCCTGTCACCCAACGACATGCACATGTGGTTTGCCAACAAGCTGCACCCGATGGGCGACAAGCAGGTGCCTCTGTCCAAGGTGTGGATGTCACGTGCCAGCCGGCGCGAGTACGACAATGTTGTTTTCGCACCACAGCAGCCGGTATCCCCACGCTTCTACAACCTGTGGCGTGGCTTCAGCGTGCAGCCGTCAGTCGCTTGCCATCACGCAGCAGTGGACATGTTTCTGGAACACGCTTTGAAGAACATGTGCCATGGCGACACGGCCCTGTGCCACTGGCTGATCGGCTACTTCGCCCACATGATCCAGCGCCCCTACGAGAAGCCGCTGGTGGCGTTGGTGTTCAAGGGCGCCAAGGGCACCGGCAAGAACGCACTGGTGGAGCGCGTTGGCCACCTCTTGGGCAAGCACGCCATGGTGGCCGATGACGAGCGCTACCTGTTGGGCAACTTCAACTCCCACCTGGAAGCCAATCTGTTCTTCGTCCTGGACGAAGCATCGTGGGCTGGCGACAAGCGGGCCGAAGGCAAGCTCAAGGGGCTGATCACCGGCACCGAACACGTCATCGAACGCAAGGGCTACGAACCCTACGCCGTGGACAACCTCACCCGAGTGGTCATCATCGGCAACGAGAAGTGGCTGGTGCCTGCCAGCCAAGAAGAACGCCGCTTCGCCGTCTTCAACGTGGGCGATGGCCGGCGCCAAGACCGCCGCTTCTTTGAAACGATGCGCGTGGGCATGGAGAACGGTGGGTATGCGCACCTGCTGCGCTACCTGCTGGACTACGATATCAGCGCCATCGACGTGAACGCAGCGCCCAACACCAAGGGCTTGGTCGATCAGAAGCACGCTTCTCTTGAGCCGGTGCAAGAGTGGTGGCTGGACTGCCTCACCGCAGACCAGTTGCTTGGCGGCAGCTTCGACGGAAACCTGCCACCACAGGTGCCGCATCAGCGGCTGTTTGAGGCTTTCTCAAGCTGGGCCAAGGGCCGGAACATCCGTGGGCGCCTGCCCACCGGCAACGGATTCATCGCCACGCTGAACGCCATCGCCCCCAGCTTCACCACCCACCGTCCACGCAACGAGCAAGGCTCACAGGATCGGGTGAAAACCAACCCAGGCATCGCAACCCTGCGTGCTGACTGGGACAAATTCATCGGCGGCAGCGTCGATTGGACAAACTAACCTCACAGGAGAAACCAAATGGAAAACATCAACTTCACCCCCGCAGAAGTCGCGCAGCGATTGCGCACCACCACCGGCACGCTGGCCAACTGGCGCGTCAAGGGCGAAGGCCCGAAGTTCATCAAGTCCGGCAAGAAGGTTCTGTACCCCATCGCCGAACTGGTGGCGTACGAGCAGGCCCAGCTTCGCAGCAATACGGCGGTATGAACTGGCTGCGCAGGCTTTTGCACACGATGCCCGGTGTGCATTTCTACGGCCCATGGCAAGACATCAACAACCCGGACCACACGTCACTCCACTGGCACCAGAAGCGCTATTGCTGCGTGTGCAACAGGGGGCAGCGCCGGTGGACCGATTCAAGCGGCTTCCTGTGACCAGCCTGCTACCAGAACTTGTTACGCAGTTCTGGTAGCACCCCCTAAGCCTATGACATTGTTGGTGAGCGCGGAGGGACTCGAACCCTCGACCCCATGATTAAAAGTCTTTGTTGACGCAGGGAATCATCTTCACGTACAATCACTCACATCAATCTTTTCAACCACTTATGTGAGGTGTACGCAATGACAGATAACCCCAATCAACAGCCAGCCGTGACCAGTCCGCTACCAGCGTGGGTGGAGCAGATCACCGCTTTGCCTCGTGAGGGCACACGGGTTGCAGACCTGACCGACCGTGACCGGTTGGCGATTGCCATGGCTGCGGGGGTTCCGATGGACGTAACTACGGAGCACCGGGACGGGGGGTTCTTTGCAAAGGTGACATCGCGTTTCCCCTTTGGGATAGCGGACCGTGGCGACGGCGGTTACATTGTGGGGGTGCGCCGTGGCTGATCTGACTGACAAGAACATCAAGGCTGCTGCGCCTGGCGCTGTGCTGCGCGATGCCACGGTGAAGGGCTTGCACCTGAGGGTCTTCCATGACAGCCGCAGCTTCTACCTGTATTTCCGCACCAAGGCTGGAGTGCAGCGCAAGCCCAAGCTGGGCGAGTACGGCAGCATAACCTTGGCGCAGGCCCGCAAGGTGGCCCAAGAGATGCTGGCCGAGGTGGCTGCCGGCCGTGACCCCAGCGCGGATCGGGAGCAGGCCCGTGCCGAACTCACGCTGGACGAACTGTGGGAGAAGTTCAAATCCAAGCACGCGGACAAGAAAAAGTCCGGCGATCAGGACGAAGCCCGATACACCCGCGTGCTGAAGCCGAAGTTTGGCACACGCAAGATCAGTGCCATCTCGTTCGCTGACGTGGAAGGATTGATTGAATCTATCGGTGAGCAGCACCCGATAGCTGCCAACAGAACGCTGGCCCTGCTGTCCACCATGTTCAACTACGCCATCAAGAAGCTGAAGTGGGCGCACCCGAACCCCTGCGTGGGAGTCGATCGCTTCCCCGAGAACAAGCGCCAGCGCTACATGCAGGGCGAAGAAGCTGCCAAGATCGCGGAGATTCTGGACCGTGAATCCAAGGCGCATCCGGCCAGCGTGGCGTTTCTGTACCTGCTGATCCTCACTGGTGCACGCAAGGGTGAGATTGCCGCAGCACGCTGGGACTGGCTGGAAGGCAACGCCCTGCGCCTGCCCGACTCCAAGACCGGCGCCAAGTCCGTGTACCTGCCGCCCCAAGCGGTGGACGTGCTGGCCGCGCTGCCGCGCACCACTGGCACCATCACCGGCATCCTGTCGCCCAAGAAATTCTGGGAGCGTGTGCGTGCCGAGGCTGGCTGCCCAGACCTGCGCATGCACGACCTGCGCCACAGCTTCGCCAGCGCTGCCCTGGCTGCCGGCCTGTCGCTATCCCAGATCGGTGAACTGCTGGGCCACAAGTCCACCCAGACCACCAAGCGCTACGCCCACCTGGTGGAAGACGCTGCCCATGCTGCCGCCACCATGACGGCTGACCGCATCATGCTGGGAATGAAAAAGAAGGAGGTGGCGTAATGGGTGACATTGTTGACGGGATGTTTCAAGACGGCCTACTCGACTGGTACCCCGATGACGACATGGATTGTGAGTGGGGCGGCTCATACAAGCCCCGAGCCATACGGTGCAAGCATTGCGGGAAGACAGGGCTTCGTTGGCACCAGATGCAACACTGGGCATTGGTTGAGCCTAGCGGCGGACTTCATCAATGCCGCAAGCCGACTGCTGCTGAAGCATTCGCGGGCATGTAAAAAAGCCCCAGCCGAAGCTGGGGCAACCGGAGTGCTTCAGGAGGCAACGGAGAACTAGGAGCGAATCTCTGCGATGGTGATGCTGGAAACAAACGCGCCGCCATAGTAGCGGCCACTGGCTGCGCCGTTGAACGTCAACGTGCCCGCCGTGATACCGCCAGCCCGGACCCTGAACGTGGTCGCGCTGGTGGTTCCTGCGGTCATGCGATACCGCAGCGACACTTGAACAACACCTTGGGCAGTAGTTGCGTAGCTGCTGTTAACTGCCAGCGCGTTTGCTGTCGAGTCCTGAAACAGCGCAACCACAATGTCAGTCGTTACGGTGGACGACGCCTGCACGATGACGTGGATGTCCAAGAAGTTGGTGGCGCTGGTTGGCGTGATTGCCAGCGACATGTACTGGTCGCCCTCAGTGATCTGGGGGATGGTGTCGTCGCGGGGAATCAACGTGGTGCCGGTGGCTACCGCGCCGGTCTGCGTGTTTACCACTTGAACCGTATCGCCAGGCAGCTTGACGTTCACGGTGGCGTCCACTGCGGACGAGTTAATTCGTTGTGTCATACGCCTCCCGGCTTGATGGCGTCAGCTTGCGCCAACAGTTTGGTTTTGTCGGAGCTTCCCTTGCTGCTGCCGAAGTAATACGCCAGCACCTGCTCGGCCTTGGCAGACAAGTAGCCTACCAACGTTCCGGCCAGCACGGATTCGATCTTTGCGTAGCCAAGCATAACGCTGCCCACCAGTGCAATGAACGAGCCTACCACGATGTATGCTAGGTTCCGGTTGGTGTTATCGCCAACGGCAGACTCGCGCTTGCGGGCGCTGTCCCGGTCCTGGACTTCCAGTTCATCTACCCGGATGTCGAGTTCGCGCATCCGCACGATCAGCGCCTGCTCGGCAGTCTTCAGCGCCACGATCTGATCGCCCGACAACTGGCCCTTGGTCAAAGCGTCCTTCACTTTGTCCACAGTGGGGGCTTCCATGCCCAAGGCTTTGCCCAAGGCGTCTACGGCCAAGCCTGCCAGCGGCCCGCCCAGAAGCGTGGCTGCGGTGGGAGCGATGGCACCTATTGCCTGTTTCCAATCAAGCGGCATGTCAGCCTCCCGCAAAGAGTTTAGCTTCCGCCAAGCGGCGCGTGGTCAGTCCATTCATGACCTTGCCGTTGGCTTTGTTCCACCGCTGGAACTGCTGTGCAGCGCCTGCGAAGTCGTTGTTGTTCACCATCTTCAGCAGGGTGGACGACTGAAGGTTACCCAGCCCCACGTTGTAGCTGAAGCACACCAGCGCATCGAACTGGTCTTGGTTGATCTTGGTCTTCACCAAGTTGGTCACGCCGGCTTCAAACGCCAGCAGGTCACGCACCAGCATGAACTCAGCTTCCGCCAGGCTGATCTTCATGCCCTTGGTCACGCCCTTGGTGCTGCCGTAGCCAATCGTCCAAGGCTCGGCGCCAGTGGCGGGGTCTGGGTACGCCTCCAGCTTGCAGCCTTCAGACCGCTTGATGAGGTCGATACCTTTGGCGGAAGTTTTCATTCGGTGCCTACTTGATTGCCGGACCCTTGCCGGTAGCTTGCAGCCAAGCGAACGCGCCGATCACCAGCACGCCAGCTATCCAAAACAACTTCTCCACCACGGTCTTGCCCACGGCTTTGAAGGCTTCATCGGTCATCTTCTTGACCGCCTTGTCGGCAGCCAGTGATGCTATTTTCTCAATCTGTTCTTCAGTCAAGTGCGGCTCCCTACGCCGCTCAGGGCCTGTGTAGTCATCGGATTGAACGCTCATGCAAAATGGCTCCCTGTTGGTTCTTATTATTTTATCCGGCAACCACCGCTTTGATGTGCTGGCCAGTAGGAGAAACACGATTGATCTTCATAGCGATCACCGATAGACAATGTTGACCGAGCCACCATCAAATGCATCGGTGCCGTTGGTGGTAGTAAATCGCAAACGGTCTAACGTGCCGCCGAGGGTCACTGTGCCGCCAGAGTTACGAGCAGTGTTGGTGCTAGCACCGTCAAGACCACCGCCAGAGCCGGAAGCCACCCAAGTGTTACCACTGATACGCTTAAGTGAAAGAATGCCGCTATGGGTAGATGCTGCGCCCTGGGCTGTGGTCACTAAAAGCCCAGCAGTTGATGCGGCAGTTGAAGTCTGGTTGGCGTTGGTGTAGGTACCAGCGTAGGACAGGTAGCCTGTTGTCTGCACAGAGCCGCTGCCAATTTGCACCAGCAGCGCAGCACTACCAGCGCCAGATGTGCTCACTGCATTCATCAAAACATCAATTTCATTGACCCATGAGGGAATGCTTGTGAAATCAATAGCTGTGCCGCTGGTGGTTGCTACCGCAGTGGCGAAGGTTGTAGCCTGGGGCAGCACTGGCTGGCTGCTAAATGTCTTAGTTCCCGCGATTGTCTGGTTGCCCGTCAGCTTCACCACCGCGGTGTCATCTGCTGCTGTGTACCCGAGTGACGCTTGCAGTCCAGCAGCCGACGCGCTGGCAGCCGTCAGCACGCTGCGGCCAAAGGCTGTGCTGTCTGTGATGCTGATTGACGCGATAGTCCCCAAGGCCAAAGGCTGGCCGTACCGGACATAAATGTTGTTGGTTCCTGCGGGGGGTGCGCCGGTCAAGAACGTAAGGGTTTTGGTGACCGCGTTGTACGAGTAGTTGATGCCAGGTGTCTGCGAAACCCCGCCCACCGCTACGTCGCAGTTTGATGCGGTGGCTGCGTCAGCGCTCAGTACGAAAGCCGTTTGTGAACCGTTGCCGCTGAAGTTGTCCGAGCGCCATGCGCTGTACGCGATAGACACACCCAGCAAAGCTGCGTCGTAGTTTTGAAGCGCAGTGCCTGCGTTGTTCCAGCCGATCAGCGTGGTGGCCTGCGCGGATGGAAGTGCAGCGGACACGCCACTGGAATTGGCAGACAGCGTGAGTGCGCGGCTGATGTTCTCGTAAAGCTGCTGCACTTCCATGGTCAACTGATCCAGTGCACGCTCATGCGATGCAGCAGGGAACGGATCGTTGGGTACGTACTGCGTTAGCTGCGTGAACGGTACGCTGCGCAGGATGGTCAGGCGCTGGTCAGCCGTTGGCGCCACCAGCATAGTGGCCGTGCCGCCAGCGTTCACGCCGGCGCCACTGAGCGTGTAGTCGGTGGTGAGTGCCAGTGTGGTAGCCACGCCAGTGCTGATCTGTGTGCGGATGATCTGGACGTGGCTGTTGTCCAGGAAATAGAACGGCACCGTAAACGCGGTGGTCGCGCCGTTGCCGGTGTAATCTGCCCGCGATGTTTGGGTGCTGACGGTCATTGTGGCCTCTACAAAGTGGTGTGATTATCGCAATTCATGGGGCGATAGGAAAGTGCTATTTCGGCTGCATACGGATTTGCAGTTCGTTGGCGATACGCTGCGCCTCGTACATGATCTGCTCTGGCGGAACCGCCATGGCATTTCCGTAGCTTCGGGTTTTCTCGAAAACTTGCTTGAACGTGGCCTTCTGCGCGAAGTCGGGCAGGCTGTCCCACCCTGGCGTGTTGACCACGTTGTCCAGAATCTGGTGCGCCAGTTTGCCGGACGACTCTGCGAATATGTCTTTCTGCTTGTCGGTCAGTTCGATCTTGCCCAGCTTGCTGTCGCCACCGGACGGCAGTTCGATGCTCTTGGGCGCCTTAGCCACGCCAACGCCAAGGCGTGCTGCTTCTGTGCGAACCTTGTCCTTGCTCTCTTGGCTGCGCACGATAGGGACGACTGCGCCCATGCGGTCAGCCTCGGGAATCTCCACGCCGTACGCATCGCGCTTGGGCATCAGTTCTTCCCGCATGAAAGGCAGGCGGTACTGGATGGCGTCCACCACGGAGTAGACCTCCCGCTTGTAGGGGTCCATCATCTGCGCAGTCTGCCCGACGATGCCGGGAATCATGCTGGACGCCATGCCTTGGATGAACCGTTCACCTTTAGCGTCTGGGTCCGTGATGGCGCCCATGATGTTGGAGATACCTTGCAGGAATGTCTGGTTGGTCACTGCGTTGCCGAACGCTGTGGCCAGTATCTTGCCCAGCTTGTCGCGTTCTTCCACGGCGGTGTGTTTGGCCACCTCGGCAGCATCGGCAGCCATGCCGATCAGCGTGCCCAAAGGCTGGAGGCGCTGGTAGCTGTAGTACGTGTCGCCGATCTTGATGGAGTACGGCTGCCAGCCGGAAGCCATCTGCACCGCGCGCACCTTGGGGTCTGGGTCGCCTTGGCCGGTGATGCTACCGCTCAAGGCAAGCATCATCACGGCGCCGCTGGTGGCTGTGCCCAGCGCCATTTCCGCGATGGCTTTGTCCTTGGCTGCACCACCAGCTTTGAAGTCGGCACGCCACTGCTCCACCAAGGGCGCTGCTGGAGTAAGCCGCGCCATTTCCTTCAGCACGTTGGTTGGCGTCTGGATGAACGGCACCACCATTTCCAAGTGCGCTGCCCGAACGGTGGACTGAATCTTGCGCCCGACTTCGCCCATAGGCGCGTTGAACGTGAACCGCTGACCAGCCGCGTCGATGGCTTCCTGCATCTTGTCCGTGGGGTTCATCGCCAGTTCGGCCACGCGCTCACGGAACTCTCGGGTGGCTGGGTTGTAGCCCTCGTTGGCTGCCTGCCTGCTGGCCAGCGTGTACGCTTCGCCACGCTCGTTCATGGCGCGGAAGAACACGTCCCCTGCACCCAGCAGACGGAACGGCAACCGCACCACTTCGCCCACAGGGCCTTCGATGGCCTTGCGGTGGGATTCGGCCTTGGTCATATCCACGCCGGTACGCAGCACTGCGCCGGCCAGCTTCAAGCCGTCCACCACGCCCATGAAGTTGCCGGTGATGCGGGCCAAAGGCTCCACGGCAGACATGGTGTCTGCGCCGCCCAAGGCGCCACGGGTCTTGCTGACTGCCACGGCAGCCGCATCCACCAACGGGCGGGCTGCGGCAAACGTGAAGTTGCCGATGATGTTGGCCGTCTGCGTGACAGGACCGGAAACCAGTCCGGCCTTCCACGCTTCGATGAACTTCTCCCACTTGGTAGCTTTGCTGGCATCGCGGGCAAACTTGGCCAAGCCCTCGGCGGTGTTCAACTCCCCGATCATTTCGGACAGTTTGGCAGGGTCGTTGCCATACTTGGCCAGCAGTTCGCCAGCGGCTTCGCCAAGCTGGTTGGCTTGCTTGGCTGCTTTGCGAGAGTTCAGCGCACGGGCGATGTCCGCGCCGTTCTTCTGGTCAACCGCTTGCAGCAGCGACATGGTTTCGATGGCTTCCACCACCTTGGCGTGATCTGCTGGCGTGGCTTCGGCGCCCTTGGCTCGAACTTCGGACGCGGCTTTGGCCAAGTCGAACGCAGCGCGTTGGGCCATAGCCTGCTGCGCCAGTGCTTCCGCAGCCAGGTCTTCGTAGTTCTTGCCCACCAAGTCCTTGGGGTCGCGGCTGCGGATCAGGGCTTCGGCCTTCTCCTGCGTCTTGTTCCAAGACTCGGTGCCGCGCTGCGCTTCAATCTCCTGCTTGAACACTTCGGAGATACGGGCGTGCAACTGCTGCACATCGGTGGGAGACTCGATGTAGTTGTAGTTAATGTGATTGGGTTCTTTGGCAACCGTGATCTTGCCTTCAGGGTTGGCCATCACCTCGGCCACCTTGGGTGCGCGGTCTACGCCCAGCACATCGGCCAGCATCTGTTCACGGGCCAGCGTCTCGTAAGCACGGGGAACCGTGGGTTCTTCCCCAAACAAATCCATTTGACGGTTCGTAGGTTCAGACTTTGCCGGTTCCGCTTTTACTACCGATTCGGGCTTCACTTCAGCAGCCAAGGCTTCAGGTCGTATCTGCACTTCAGCAGCTGTACCCTTAGCCAAATCTTGCGCAATCGTCGGGTCTTTCTGTGCGTCGGCCACGACTTCAGCAGGTGTCTTGCCGGTGCGGCGGTACACGTCTGTCAGCTTGCTGGAGACTACGTGTGCGCCTTTCAACCCACCCAGCAGAATGGCCGCGTCCAGGAACTCTTGAGGCTCGGGCAGGCGCCCTTCCATGACTGCGGGCGTAACCACCAACGCAGTGCCTTCTGCGCCAAGCGTGGACGCTGCGGTTGCCTTAGTCCCGAACCCTGCGGCTTCTGCCAGCAGCCCAGCCCCACGGCCTGCACCACCGGTTACGGCGCCCACCACGCCAGCTTTGGCCGTGGCTTTCAGCACATCGGGGTTGCCCAGTTGCTTGATGGCTATCTTGGCACGGTCAAGAAAATCGCTGGATGCCGTGATCTGGCCGGACTTCAACGCCGACGAATACGCTTCACGGATAGCGGTGGGCACCGCGAAGCCGCCAGCACCTGCACCGATAACCGCGCCCCAAGGGCCTGCGTAGCTACCTGCGCCACCGCCTGCGATCATGCCGCCGATCATCTCGGGGCCTTCGTTCACCAGCGTGGATACGGTGGATACCGCCCGCTCGTACCACTTGGAATGCTCAGGGTCCAATACGATGTCGGGCAGCTTCTGCCGGTCAATCAGACCCGCCAGCGATGACTGGTAACCTGCGGTCCACGCCTCGGAAACGCCCTTGGCCACGCGGGTCTGCGCAGGGTAAGCAACCGGGTCGTTCTCCCACGGCTGTTTAGCCTGCGCGGTCTGTTGCTGCGGAGCAACAATCGGGTCGTCTTGCCAGCCCATTATTTCTTGGTCCTCACATTACCTTGCGGGTCGGTGTACTGGTCGCCGGATTTCAGCTTGTCGTACTCGTTGAATGTGGGGAGTGTAGCCTTTGCAGCCTCCACGGTTTTGCCTGCCTGGTCCTGCATCAACTGCATGGCCTTGGGCATGTACGCTTTCATGCGGTCAGGCGTGAGCATGTAGTCTCGGCTGCCGGGGTCCAGCAGACCGCTCGGGTCTTGGTTCTTCTGGCGCATGTCGTTGATCTTGCGGTCCAAATCGAAACGGAACCGGTACAGCGCATCGCTGGCGTAAGCTGCACCGCCAGGCAACGTGGCCGTAAAATCCTTCATGAACATGTCTTCGGCCTTTTTGTGGGCCATCAAGACTTGGCGCTGGAAACTGTTGCCCGCGCCATCACGCATTTTCTCCACTTGCCCTTCAAGGAACGTGTACTCCTGCGCGTTGATGCGGCCCAGTCGCAGCGCTTCACGGGCTTCGTTGGCGTTGTAGACTTTAGTGGGGTCGTCGTAGCCAGCCGCAATGCTGGACATCAGGCGGTTGACTTCCTCGGGGTGGTTCTTGGGGTCGCGGTTCTGGCGGTCAATCGTCATGGCCGTCTGCACCAGATGCAACTTCTGGTCGGCCTTGAGGTTGGGGTCGTCGTTGACTTTGGCTGCGTCAAACGCGCCGTACTTCTGCGGGTTCAGAATCTGGCGCTGGTAGCCGTCCACCAACTGCTCCTGCGCTTTCTTTGCAGCCAGTTCGGCCTGCGCACGCTGATGCTCTGCCATGGTCATCTTCATGTGCTGGAGCCGTACCGCTTCACCGATTACTGCATCCTGCTTCTCCCACGACAAAGCGTTGAAGAACGGCATTGACGACGCCACGGGCGTCTTGGGCGCGGCGGGTGCAGCGGGCGCGGCAACTTGCGTGGCAGCCGTGTCCGGCGACATAGGCGTGTCGTTGCCGATGTTGGGCGGGCTGTTCTCGCCAACGGGCGGGTTCTGCGGTGTGGTCTGCCCAGCCTTGGCCAAGATTGTGCTGACGTATTCCTTGGTGCTGGCCGGAAGACGCTCGGGCCATGCGTTGCCCCAGCGCTTCATCACGTTGTCAAGGTTGCCCGGTCCCCAGTTGTACGCAGCCAGCGCTTTCTCGTAGCTGCCACCGTACTTCTTCAGCAAGTCGGACATGTACGCCGCTTGGCCTTTGATGGACTGGCGGGGGTCGGTGGGGTCTATGCCGTACTGCGCCGCAGTGGCCGGCTGAAACTGCGCCAAGCCGATGGACGGCTTGCCCGTTACGCGGATGTCGCCATCGTTGCGGGCGTTGGGGTTTCCGCCGCTCTCTTTGTCGATCTGTGCCAGCAAGACGTTGGGGTTTACGCCACGGGCTGCGGCTGCCTGCTGCACGTAGGGCGCCCACTTCATGGCGGGCGGGCGGATGTCCGCCTTGCCGCCTGGGGCTACGTTGATTTCAACGACTTTCTTGTCCGGCTCGAACTGCTGCAACTGGTCGGGCGCCACGCTGGCCAACAGCGCTTCGGGGCTGGTGCGGGCCACGCCACGGGCAGCAGCCAAGTTGATGTCGTCTCGAATCCGAGACAAGAACTCTTGCCTACGCGGACCGTCCACCTTGCCGAACATGCCCGAACCGTTCTTCACGGCGGCTTCGGCTTCCGCCATCACCGCGTCGTATTGGCTGGGGTCGTTGTAGACAGTCTGCCCAGAATATTTCACCAAGTCGTTGTAGCTGTTGACGGCAGCCTTGCCCGCCAACTCGGCCTGTATTCCCACCGCACGTTGGCCGAACTCCGAAGTCATCGTGGCCGACATGGTGGTCAGCAGATTTTGCGCTTTGCGGGACGTGATGTTGTTGCCCAACGAAGTCAGGTCTTTGCCCATGTCTTCCATGAGCTTGGGTGCAAAGGTGTCGTCCCCCGGAACTGCCGCGTTCTCCCGGTCCCGCAGTTGCTGCGTCCATTCGGCACGCTTCTTCGCCATCTCAACGTGGACGTTGGTTACGTCCTGCGTGTCGTTGATGTCTTGAACCACGGCGCCCACGTTGGCGAGTGCGCCACCTACCTGCGAACCAAAATCTTGCGGGCTGGCTTGGCTGTTCACCTGGCCTTGGGCCAGCACGTTTGATGTGTACTGGTCAATTACAGCCATCACATATCCTCGTAGTTATAGTCGTTGGTGGCGCGTTTGCCACGCGATCCCTCGCCACTGGTGGCGCTAAAGTTTGGGATGGGTGAGCCGTAGCCGCCTGTCAGGTTTGCCATGGCGTTGAACACCATGGCGGTTTCCGCGTTGTTGGCGTTGGTTTCGTCCAGCTTGGCTTGATTACGGTAGCTGACTGCACGCAGAGCGTAGTTGTACTTGGTGGTCAGTTTGTCCAGCGTGGCCATCCGCACAGAGTCTGCCAGCACGTCCGTAGCAGAACCGGTGGTCTGGTCAACGCCGGATGCGCCGAAACCGGCGATCATGCTGCCAATCTTGCGGCGGGCGTTTCGGTCTACCGATTGGGCTGCGGCTTCGCCCTGCTGTTCAGCAATTGTCGCGTTCTGGGTGGCGATGGCCGCGTTATATCGTGCGGCACCCGCCTGCGCGGTTCCGCTGATGATGCTGCCTGCTGCGCCAAAAATAGAGCCTGGGCTGAAAGACATTTACTTCACCTTGACGTAGAGAGTTGCATCGCTGCCATCAGGGCGTGCGCACACCATCCGCTCGACTTCCTTGTGGAAGCCCAGCATCTGCATCCAGCGGTGGCCTTGCGCAAAATCTATATCCACTTCGGTTTCCAAGCGTGTGTACGGAACATCCTCAATGATACGCTGTGCAAGGCGGTGGACGCTGTGTATTTTTCGTCCGGCATGGCGAGAAAGGTAGGCCCACACGGCGCCTCGGGTTGGGAATATCTCAACGCACCCGAGGCAGGCAAGCGGCTCGCGCCCATCCATGATGGTGAAGCTGTACTGATACTGGAGAGCGTCAAGGTACTCGGGCTTGACGTGCAGCTTCTCCTTCATCTGGGCAGGCTGAACATCCAACGCCCAGAAGTGGTCGGTGCGGAAGCGTTCGACCCGCATCAGCCACCATCCTGGGTGTCAAGTTGCACGGCCAGCATCAGGATGTTGCTGGGAAGCGGGTCGGTTTGGCTCCACGTAACTTGGCCCTCCAAGTCGTAGCTGCCTTCATACGCCCAGCGCTTGTCGCCCGTGAACAGCGCCACTGGATTGTCCATCTTGTCTGCGCTGCTGCGGAACGGCTCGGGCGTCGTGGTGGACGTGGATATCAAGTTCATGCCCACGGTCTGGAACATGCGGAAGATGGCGCGGTGAATGCGCTTGAGCTTGCCCTGCGCTTGACCGTCTGCTCCACCGGCTTCGATACGCATGGTCTTTCCAACGCTGGCGTAACCCAAGCCGACTTGAACCTTGGACGCTGAACGGGCCAACGTAACCACGCCCGATCCGTTGACGACTGCGGTGGGGTGCACGGAACCGTCTGCCAAGATGCTGACCGTCTGCCCTGCCAGCCAAGTCAGGCCGGACACGGTGGTTGTCGATGCGCCGGAGTAGACGGCGCTGCTGTCCAAGAACACGCCGTCCGCCACTGCGTCGCCGTCTTCCCAGAACTTGGTCATCAGTTCGACGTAGCGCTTGACGCCACCGTTGATGTAACGCTGCACCACCACCCACACGTCATCGCGGTCTGTGGTGGGCGAAGGGATGGAGCAAACGCTTTCCACCACTGGCGGCAAAGTCTGCGCGGCATCCGAGAATCCGCCAAGCTGGTGCTGGTGCCAGCCGTAGACTTCTTGGTCTTTGTCGTAGGACATGGCCACCAGTGCGCCATCGTTGCGCACCATCCACAGGTTGGGGTATGGCGCCAACTGGGCTGCCATCTGCTTGATGCCGCCCTTGGTCAAATGCTCTGACACCAAGCTGATGTCGGGAGCTTGGAACGTCCCCAGCGTGAACTGGTACGCCATTTCCCGAATCTTGCGCTTGGTGCGCTGCACATACAGCGTGGACTTGCCCATCCGCACGGGCGGTACGGGGCTGGTGCCGTAGCTGGTGGTCTGCTTGGCTGTGATGTTGGTGGGCGTCACCGCAGTCTGCGTGCTGCTGGCAGCGATGACCCACTCGGCAGTCGTGGTGCCCACCAGCAAGCCCCACTCGTCAGACAGCATCCAGTTGATGGTGTTGACAGAGTTGGAGTTCAAGGTGAACGCGATAGCGTTGCTGTCCACAACCACGCCGTCCGCGCCCGAAGGTGCGAAGTTTTCGTAGTCGGAAGTGTTGCTGCCATCCAAGCGGCTGGGGTAGCCTGGGCAGCCGGCCCAAATCAAACGGTCTTGGTTGAACGTGACGCAGGACGGGAAGCCGGCAGACCCGCCCCACACGCCAAGGCGCCATAGGGTGGACGCTGTGGCTGCCGATGGCGAAGTGGTCAGCGTCACCGTCACCACGGTTGTGGATGTGAAGCCGGTGATGGTGCCCCAGCCCCAGTTGGCGCCGGACTTGAATCGGAATGCGCGGCCAATGTCCGCAGCGGAGAAGCCTGCGCCACCGTTGATGCCTGTGGTTGCGCTGGCTGTTGCAGTCACCACGCCAGACGTACCGCTCAAGGTAATGGTGGTCGCACTGGTGTTGACGATCAGGTAAGGGCCATCGGTGAAGCTGATGGTGTTCAACGTCCACGACAATGCGCCGGCACGGATCAGCTTGCGCGGTGCGTAGCTGGGATGCGCGATGTACAGCACGTCAGCCGACTGCGTAAACGACAAGCCCTGCAAGTCTGCTGCGCCATACGGTGTGGCCACTTCATACGCTACGCCGGGGCTGGTTTCCAGTCGCCCGCCGTTGGTGTAGAAGCGCACGTAGTTGGAGCCGAACTCCAACACGTAGGCTTGCGTGATGCTGAATTCAAACCGCACCAGTCGCACCGCGTTGGCGCTGTTCTTGACTTCAGCCACGTAGCGAGTACCTGGCCGGCGAGTCAGCCCGCCCTGCGCAGTCGGAATGTAGTTCAGGCATGTAGCCAGCGCGTTCTTGTACTTGGCCAAGTCAGACCGCCCATAGGCCAACGGGGACCATTCGCCCCCGTTGAAGTTGTTTTGGGTCCAGGTTGACCGTGGCATCAATACCTCACTGTGATCCAGCTTCCGTCTGGTGCATCCTGCGGACCGGACTCAAATGCGTCCACCTTGCGGGCGTCCGCAATAGTTTCCTTGTACTCCTGCATCAGCATCTGCTTCTTGCCGTTGGATTGTGTCAGCTTTTCGCAAAGGTCAACAGCCAGTGAAACAGCCATCACGTTGTAAAACGTGGGGTCCCACTGAGCGCAATCTTCAATGTCGGCAATGTAGCGTAAATACAACACACTGCTCAGGTTGGTCAGAATCTTCCGGCCTTCGATCTGCCAGTCCAAATACGAGTCTGACGGACGAACTACCCGCAAGCAGTCTGTCGGTAGAGTGAATGCGTACTTGTAGTCAAACGCTGGAGCCGTGGTGTCGGGTGCCAAAGCCACGCGCTTGAGCGTGAAGTTCCACATGTGCTTGCGCAACTCGTCGCGGCGGTTGCTGTCGTAGGCCACCGCGCACGCCCGCGCTTCTGGGCTGTTGTCGCTCAGACTTGCGATAGAGTTGGCGCCCACCCGCTGGAGAGCGCTGTTGCAGACATCGACAACGGATTGGGACATGGTTCTATTCTACCGTTGTGCCGCGTAACCATCGGCCGACAGCCCAGTCGAAGGCCGCAGCAATGATGAACACGACGATCATGTAAGCGCCACCCAGCACAAAGGCCAGCCATACACTCCAGCTTGGGAACAGGAACATCCAAGTAACTGTCCCCAAGAGGAAGCCGATTAGCAGGTAGCGCAGTGCGGTGGTCATGCGCGTGGCAGCACTTCGACGGTAAAGCCTTCAAGGACGATGAAGTCGGTGGCATTGGAGAGCTGGGCGCTAACTGTCAGAGCTTGGTTTACGCTTGTGTCTGCGGAGATGTACCGTAGCGCACCACCGGCTGTTTGGCCCACAGTCCAACCAAAACCAATAGTTCCCCCTACTTGAGCAGTCTGCACACCCCTGTTTCGCAAAAGCGTTAAGTCTTTAATACCGCTGTTGTTAGTGTTTGTGTTGTCGGTAAAAGCGACACCAGCCAAGGCAAATCGGGTGGCTTTGGCGTTGGCGTTTTGTGGAAACACGTAATCGGCCATAGGGCGTAAGGCACCATTCGCGCCCATCGCGCCGCCGGGCACAACTGGAGCCGCCAAGGTTACGGTCGAAGTCACACCCGTAAAGTTGGAACCCGAGCCGACCGCATTTACAAATCCAGTAGGAATGCTCGACACGCCCATGCTGGACTGGTAAGCCGTGGTGACTTGCAAAATGCCGTTGGCGGTTGCAGTCTGGGTTGCAACGCACCAATAGAAGCCAGCAGCACCTCCAGAAACGGCACCGGCTGGCAGGTAGACCCAGATGCCTCCCGTGTAGTTTGCGGGGAGAGGGTTGCCGAGCGAGTTTGCCGTGTTGAACGGCCCCAGCCCTGACGCCGTGCTTTGGAGCGTTACCGTGCATGTGCTTGTCGTGCCTGCCGCAGTGATTAACGCAGACCGCCAAGCATTACCAGTTCCGTCAAAGAAAGATATTTGTTTGCCTACGTCTGCCGCTGTGCCTGTAAGAGCAGCAACCCCGAGAGTGGCCGTTACACCAGAGCCAGAAGTGGCCGACAGTGACACTGATCCCGCAATGCCAGAGCCTGGAGTGAGGATGCCTCCGCCTAGAACCACGCCACTCTGCGCGATCATTACCGGCACAGCGCTCTGCGCAAGGTTGTACACGCCACCCATGGCTGCACCGGTAGCGTCAATGGGCGATACCGGCAGCAAAGACGGGCTGACCGTGTATGTGATCGCCCCACTCTTGCTTACCAGCGTGGCCGCACCGGACACGCCGTTCATGCGGATGACTTGGTTTACCAACGGCATGGGGCCGATGGTCTGCACCTGCACACCGTTGGGCGCGTTCCAAGACAACGTGCCCTCAGTACCAGGGGACGTGTTCAAGGTGATCGTCTGATCGCCTTGAACGCCAAAAGTTACGGTTTGTGCAGATGCAAGTGTTGGCATGGTTTAGCCCAATCCTACGAGATAAGCGTTGACGTTGGTGGCGCCGCCAGTGACGTTCACCCGTACGTTACACGCGGGCAGTGCGATGCCGGACTGGTTACCTGGCAGCGTAGTAAAGTTCACCACGCTACCGGTAAACACTTGGACGCTGGAGTAGCTGCCGTCAGGCAACTGAATCTGAAGCGCCACCGCACCGCCACCGGCAGTGCCGCTGGCCATGAAATGATATTCGCCGCCTCGAATGGCGACGGGGTTTCCAGCAGCAGCCAAGGCGGTGCCAAGGACGTACTGGGTGTCGTCACAGCGACGAATAGGCATGGCGGCTCCTTACCAGTTCTTGTTGGCTTTGGCCTGGATGTAGTCCATCAGGGCCTGCACAGCCACCGTCAACTCTTGGCGAGTAGGGACGTTGGCATTGGTGTTGATGACGACTTCAATGTCGCGGGACGTGGTGGTGGACTGCTCAGAAACAGCAGCAGGGCCTACGCCCGCACCTACGTTGATACCGAAGAAATAAGGCATGTTTCTCTCCTGCGAAAGCAGGGGCCGAAGCCCCTGCGTTCATTTGCCGTTAGACGTTGGCGAAGTACAGATCGATCACCAGTGTGCCAGAGGCTGGCAAGCTGGCAGTGGCAATCGTCACGATCACCGTCTGTTCGGCAGTCAGCGCTGCTGGGCGAACCTGGGCTGCTGGTCCGAATGTGGTGGGGGTATCCACCGCAGTGAACGTAGCTGCCGCACGGTACAGCGCAGGCGTACCCGCGACACCGATGGAAATTGTCGAGGTGCCCAAGGACACGCTGGACGTAATCACACCGAAAGCAAAGTCGGCACCAGCGGGGATGTTGGCGACGATCAATGTGTCCGAAGTGGTCTGGGACGCCAGTGTGAACGAACCCGAGTAACGGCGCACGCGGCTACCATAACCCAGAGTTGCGGACGGCTTGAAGCCGACAGGGATGGCCGTCTGGTTGGCAGAACCGGCCAGTTCGTTGGAAAAATATGCAGGCATGTTCTGCTCCTATTACTTGCAGTTGATCAGAACGCAGCGACGTTCTTCCAAACGTGCACCACCGAATGTGCCGGTGACGTACACCTGCCAAGAATTGCGCTTGTCAGGACGACGATCAACGGAAGCCTGCACGTCATTCCACATGCCCAGAGCCAAGCCGGACTTGGCAAACACGGGAACCATCCAGCGGCTGTTGGCGACGTAAGAACCGTCAGTGTCAGCAGAGGTCAGGCCGGGGTTGATACCAGCGTTGAAGCTACCGCCACCGGGGATACGCTCAGACTGGATGAACTGAAAGCCCATGAAGCTGCGGATACGACCATCAACCAGGACTGGCTGAGTGTTGTAGTCCAGAGACACGGCCTGTGCTTCGTTCAGCAAGTCGTCGTGCTGCTTGGCAGTGATGACTGCGTACAGTTCTTCACCGTCCACGTCCACCTCGGCCTGCAACAGCAGACGCTTGGCTGCACGCAGCTTGGCGATGTTCAGACCGGTAGCAGATGCGGCGCCCACGGTGGCTGCCACGGACTGGCTGCCAGAGTTGAACGCGGCCAATGTGCCGGTAGCGGCAGTGCCGTTTTCGCCAGTGTTGTTGGAGCCGAAGAAACCAGCGATGATTTCGTCGTCAATCGCACGGCCCATGGCCATCACACCAGCTTGGGTGTATGGACCGGACGGGTCGATCAACATACGCAGCTTGTCCTGCTGGTCGATCAGGTCAGCCCAATCGTAGTCGTTGGGGTAGACCCAACGCTTGTCCTGGGGAGTCGAGATCAGCGGGGTGTCGCTGTGACGGGACTGGTTGCGAACAGGTGCCACCTGGCCGAACTGTTCCATCATGGAAGCAGCTTTGCCTTGGAAGCTGTAGTTGGTCACCGCATTGCGGAGACGTGAACCTTGCTGCTGGAGCAGCATGCCGATGTTCGTGCTGTACTGTTGCACGAACGCGGTACTTGCGTTGACTGACATTGCAGTTCTCCTATCGAGTTAAACAAAGGGTTCGTGGTTAAGGCCACTGCGCCTCGGCTTGTCCTCGATAGGAGGGGCCTGTGTCACTAGCTACAAACGCGGGGACTAGCTCAAAATGTCGGCCTCGGAAGGCTTGCGTTTCTTGCTTGACTTGTCCGCTACCACCGGAGTTTCCACCGGTGGCGTAGCACTGTTGGCAAAATCATACAACTCTTTGGCGATATTCACAACATTCTTCGGAGAATAATCGCCAGTAGGTTTTGCCAACGCGGCTGCCACTTCGATGCAGCGTACCTTTGCTTCAATGTCGTCCATGGATTACTCCGGGTATGCCCACTGGTGAAGCTGCTGCATCCGCGCCATCGACTTGGAGTCATTGGCCATGTACAGCTTGGCGAAGTTACGGTCTGCCATGAGTGCCTGAATCTCGGCTTTGGCCTGCCCGGGGGACATGACGCCACCGAACTGCTCGGTCTTGTCGCCAGCCACGAAATCGGGTTCGCCCAGCTTGGTGCCGATCTTGTGCAGCAACTCCATCGTGCCTTTGTGGCCGAGGCTGTCACTCAACTTGTCAATCGTCGCAGAGTCCAGCCCAAGGCCACGCGCAGCCGTCTGAGCGATAGCCAGGTTCTGGGTGTAGGCCGCGCCCCACTCGGACTTGACTGCCGCGTCGTCGGCTTGGAACGCTGCCGCCTTGGCCTGCTGCTGGGCCTGAATGGACTGGACTGCGGTTTCGTTGAACTTGCCGAATAGTCCTTCGGCCTGGGCTTTGGTGAGTCCGAGTTCGTGCGCAACCTTCAGCATTCCTTCCTGCAACTTGGGATCGCCGCCTTCAGGCACGGGGACGTTGTAGCCCTTGACATCGCTGGGTCGGCCCAGTCGGTCGTAGACGGCCTGCCACTCTTTGGGGTCGGCGCCTTCCTTGGGGATGACCACGGTGTTGCCAGCGCGGTCTGCGCCCATCAGCTTTTCCAGGTTCTGGTAGCTGCTGAGTAGGTCGGCAGGCTTCTGCCAGCCCTTGTTGGCGGCATAGCCCAACGTGGTTTCGTCCGCGCCGTCCAGCCAAGGGATGGCTGCTGTGGCAGGCTGCGGGGCGGGTGCAGGTGCGATCTGCTGACTGGTGGGTGCCGGTGCCGCTGCGGGTGCTGCTGGCGCTGCGCTCAGTGTGGCGCTGCTGCTGGAGGCGGCTGCGCCTTGTCCGCCATCGGCGGGGGCTGCTGTATCGGTCATGCTATTCCTTTGGGGTTGGTGCTGATGCTGCTCCGAAGTACCGGAACAGTTCTTCGTCTTGCAGATTCAGGTGGGCCTGAAGCCGCAGGAACACTTCTCGGCGGCCTTCCAGTGCCGCATGGACTCGGGGGTCCGTATGGAATGTGGTTTCGTTGGCACGGCAGAAGCGGGCCAAGTCGGCCAGCACCTTCTCGCCGTGCGGCGTGCTGAACGTGCGGATGTAGTCCGTCTGCCGTTCGGCCACGAACGCTTGCGCGTCAGATAGTTTCTTCAAGCTGGCTGACCCGGTGTGATGCCGGTTCCGTTCGGGTTGGCTGCCTTGGCCATCGCTGCCATGCCTGGCAACGCCTGCACCAACTGCTCAGAGGCTTGCGCCTGCTGACGGCTGGCGCGGATAGCAGCCACGTCATCGGCAGAACGCATGAACCGGAACGGCGCACCTTGGATGGCAGCAATCTCGGGGATGATCGTGTCCAAGTCGAACACGTCCATAGCGGACGGGTCTTGCGTCTGGGCAGAGAGTTCGGCAGCAATTTGCATGGTCTTGATAATACCAGATGCTTCTTCACTGCGCATAGCGCGATTTAACGGGGAGTCATACTCGGTCATGTACTCTGCGCCTGCTTCAACCAATGCTTGAGGCGGTGGTGGGATCAGGCCTTGCCACGCCAGCAGGTCGAACTCGCGCTGAATCATCGGACCCAAGGACTCGGACTGGAAGCGGCCCATGGTCGGAGACATCAGTGCGCCCTTCTCGCGCACACGCTCCAGCACTTCGGTGGCGGTCATGCCACTGACCGGCTCAATCAGAATCTGGAACAGGTTGACGAGGAACGAGTCGTTGATGGCCAAGCGCTCGTCATCCATTAGGTCCTTGCCGACTGCCAGGTTGCCTGTTTCCAAGGTCTGCACCAATCGCTGACCGCTGGAGTTGACCGCGCCGTAGTTGACCGCGCCGGGCTTGAGGCTGAACCCGTCCAAGATGCCATCGTCGTGCGCCAGCAACACAGGGTCTACCACCCGCTGGCCCTGCTTGATGATGGTCTTCTTTTCCTCGTTCAGCACCTTGATCGCCGGCAGCACGTTCATGGCTGGGCTGCGACCATAGATTTCGCCCGGGGCTGTGATGTAGCGTGCCGTGGCGTACGGGAAGCAGCGATAGCCGCCTTCTTCCATCAGGGTCTGGGTGTCCTTGATGACGTAGTAGCTGGCGAACGGATAGTTCTTGGCGTCGATCTTGTTGGGGTCACGGTTCATCCGTGGCTTGACGATGTGCACCACCTGCACTTCGTTCTCGGGCTTGTCCTTCAACTGAGGCTTCAAGTTGTCGGGCATCTTGTCTTCGCCCCACTTCTGGGCAATTTGGCGCAGCGTCATCTTGTAGCGACGGTACACCTTGTCCACCTGGCCTTGGAAATTGCAGGCAAAGAACAACTCACCCAAGTGGATGTTGCGGTAACGCAAGCCACGCAGGTTCGGGTTGGCCGGATCACGGAACTGGTCTACGAACAAGCAGCTTGTGCCAAAGGCGCCCAAGCTGATGTAGCCATCGTGCTGGTTCGCCTGAAACCCACTGTGCGGACTGTACCGGTAGTGGAACATCGTGTCGTTGACTTGATCGAACCACAACTGTACGTCCCGACGCTTCATCAGCGCAGGGTCGGTAGACCGCAGCTTGTGCCACTTGCTGTTGGCTGGAGTCAGCATCGACTCCATGGCTGCACCGAACTTCCACAGGGCCGCGTTGGCAGTCACATCGTACTGCTCCTGCCCGCGCTTGACGCCGGGGGTCATGTTGCCCTGCTGGTAGAAGCTGTTGGTGTAGTAGGGCAGCACATGCTGCGCCACGTCCTGCCAGTGTCCTTCCCAGATGCCCCGCTTGCCCTCCATGGTGGAGAGTTCACGCAGCAGCGTGCCCACCAACTGGTCGTGTTCGCTGCCGGTGGGCAGGGGCTGCTGGTACGGTTCTTTGGGATTGGTTGCCATTTAGCGCCCCAGCAAAACTTTGGATGTGTTCTTGGTGTCGTCCACGCCTTGGCTACCGTTGAGCAAGGTACTGGTCTTGCCGCCCTGCATGGACGCCGCTGCCGTCTGGGCGGCCAGGTCCAAGTCGGTGCTGGAATTGGCCGTGGTGGGAGCCGCAGGCGCGGCTTGCGGGGCTCCGGGTGTGTCCACCAGCCCCAAGTCTTTGGCCAAGCCGCCAATCCATTTTCCAACAAACGACATACGAAACCCCCAAGCGTAGATTCGTTGCGATTATCACACCACTGGAGTCAATCGCCAAGTACGCTGTAGTTTGTGTCTCTGGCGATGCGTGTCCGCTGTGCGCCCAGCTGCCGGCTGTGCCGTTCGTCGGTGCGGGCTACCTGCTGGGCAAAGGTCAACGCCAACGCATCTGCCATGTCGGGGCTGGCAAACCCCCGCTTCTTCAACTCGTCCTTGCGCTCCAGTTTGATCTGGTTGCTCAGGGTGTACCCGTACTCCAGGTTGCACATGTCATCCGAGATACCTTTGAGGTCCGGCAGGGCACCCACGGTGATCCACTCCTTCATCCGGTCCCACATCTCGGCACGCTTGTTCTGGTACTTGTCCTTGTTCTGGGCGGACTCTCCCGACTGAACTTCGTGCACCTTGTAGCCCATGGACTTCAGGCGATCGACCACGCCACCGCCCACGCCACCGCCGTCCACGAAGATGGCTGCCACGTGGTACTTGCCTGCCGCATCCGCCACGATGCCGGCCAACTGCATGGTGTCCACGCCACGGTACTTCTGCCACGGGATGGACTTGGCATCCCGCCCCTTGCGGAAACAGATAACGCTGCTGTCTTCCCCGAACCGCGCCACGTCCACACCCATCACCAGCGGTGCACCGGGGTCGTTGGCCGGCTCCCGTTCGATAGCCTTCTGCACCGTGTCCCGCCCGATGAACTGCCGCTCTCCTTGGTTGGGGAACTGGCCGTAGACTTCCACGCGGGCCTCGTCGCTGTCCTCGCCATGCTCACGGATGATTGCCAGTGCGCCGTCCTGGGCGATGTCCACCGTGCGGCTGTCGATCTGATACCCACGCCAAGCCTCCCTGTTTTTGTGGAAGCACTCGAAAAAGGCGCCACTGGTGCGACGTGGGTTGGAAAACGCCAGCCAGTACCGGTCGATGATCTTCTCCGTGAACACACCCTGCTGCACCGTCCAGATGCTGCTCGGGATACCCGAGGCTTCATCGAACAGCGCCATCTCGCCATAGCCATTGTGTGCACCGGCAAACGCATCTGGGGACTGCTCATTCCAAAGCTGTGCACTGATGTACCAGTATTCGGGGCTGATCTTCAGGTCACGCTGCACGGCATTGGCGAACCACTCGGCAGGGTAAATCTTCGTGGCGTCTGTCTCGAACCAGTGGGAGTTGATGGCCAAGGTGATCCACTTGCTGAGTTCTGGGAACGTCTTGGTCTTCAACTGGGGTTCGCTGTTGGCGGCCACCCAGGTGGAACTTCCAAGGCGGGTGCTGACGTGCCAATGAGCCAGCCACCCGAATGTGGCCGACTTGCCGATACCACGGCCAGATGCGATGGCAGCACGGAACATGTCTGCCAAGGTTTGAGTGGACATCTTCTGGTTCTTGGCGTTTCGGATGTAGTCGGAAATGTCCTTGAGGATTTTGTCCTGCCAGTTCCGGGGGCCACTGATGCCTTCAAGTGGGGTGTTTGCCTTGCCCCATGGATAAACGAAGCGGACGAACTCGTTGAGGTTGTCAGCCAAGCGGGGGTCCCAGAGTTCAAGCATCAGGGCTTGCTCACCTCGGGCGTCGTAGATTGGCTGCTTCTTTGGCATAGTAACAACTTTCGTTGTGAAAAATTTTACAAAAATTCTGTCTCTGACCACCTCGCTAGTGGCGGCGCCGGCCGTTTTCCGGCCCCACCCCCGCCCCCGGCCCCCCTTCGGGCTTTTGGGTCCCCCGCGGGGGTTTTCGCCCTGGTGCTCACTGGTTAGCTGAAGATATCGGGTTCTGCGCCTTCCTTTGGCACATCAAGGTGCACGGGCAATGATTGTTTATCATGCGCCCCATGCTCTGAAACCCCAATGAATTCGCGGGGTTGCGCATCGCTTATATCTTGTAGGTAGCTTACCGGTCGCAAACGGGCACGGGCTTCTAGCAATGTGGATGACACATCGATAGTCTGGGAGACATTCAAGTCCACACGATCCCCGTATTTCTTATTGAGCTTTGAAGCCAGCCACTGCCGAGCTGTTATCTGATTGCGGGCCTTTGCTGCGTCTGGTTCGTTATCGGCAATGCTGATAATTTCATCGGCTAACACATCCCCGCGCAGTTCCTGCGCACGGCTATAACGCAGGGCGCATTCCTTGTCAGTCTGAAGCCATTCGCCAAAGGATTTAAGGTCCAAGCCTTCCGCCTTTGCGGCCTGGCGCAGGCTTGATCCCTCTAGCACTGCGTCAATTATTCGATTAACGCATTCCCGGCGCGCATTTTTGTCTGACGTAATTGTCACAATTGACATTTTTGTCACTCCAAAGTTTACATTTTTGTCACTTGTACCCGCACAAAATGCGGAATCAACAACAATTTAGGCCTTTGTTGCGGTTCTAGTAACATGGCACGGTATCTGCTTAGATATTCACATGCAGCTAAATCGCTGTGCAAATTGAAAGCGCAACATGTCCTTATCTGAAATGTCTAAGGCCACATACAAGAAGCACCGGGCCTCTATACGGGCAAATGGCTTGTATCACGGGCTCAAATGGATCAAATGCCCCCTAGAACGCGAAGACATGAAAGCGATCCATGCCGAACGCATGTCCATAGACTGGCTAGCAGAACGTGCATTCTTTCAACGATTCGACCCACCAATGGTCGCCTTCTATCTGACTAGCTATCTGACCCTCAACAAACCACACCTCAACAAAGGAAAGTGACCCACAAATGACCCTCGTAATCATCGCCATGTGCACCATTACAGCTCTGACAATTTCCCGCCCTATCGTGCGTGCCTTTAACCTTTGAACCTGGAGTAAATCATCATGTCTGATATCAAAAACCACGTCGAATCCATCGCTGCAAACTTGGCAAACCCTCCCAAAGAATGGAACGAAGGCCGGGACATCGAATCCGAAGGTGAATTCAGTGCTTACGACTACTTGCAAGATGCTCTCGACATCGAGTACGTAGTGAATTCCAAGGGCGATTACCTGGGTGCTCGGATTCTTGTCGCCTTCGGCGGTCCTGATATCTGGGTTAACACTCGCACCGGCATGGTCGAGGGTGCCTGGTGGTCCGATAGCCACCGCGTGCCGTTCAATGACAATCTCGGACTAGATGACGCATGCCGCGAATTGTGGGAATGCCGCTAATGCGCCCACTCATCGAAGCCGTAACAATCGCGGCCATTGTGGCCGGCCCTTTGATTCTTTATTTTTGGAGCATGAAACCATGAAAATCAAAACAGCAGAATTGACTGGTGCCGCCCTTGATTGGGCGGTGGCGACGTGTGAACACGCAGTAAAGCGCCCCAATTATGGAGAGCCATGTTTTAACGCTAAGTCAAAAAGGATATACGAAACAGAAGGACTTCGGCAAATCGGGGTCAACTTTGAACCATCAACCAACTGGACACAAGGCGGGTCGATCATTGAGCGGGAGCGCCTGAGTCTTCAATATAGCGGATACAAGGGCCGGCCCTACTACGCAACGCACCCCAATGCAGGCAGGAAGGCGCAAAGGGACGGCCCCACCCCATTGATTGCGGCCATGCGCTGCTACGTGGCGTCCAAGCTGGGTGATGAAGTTGACATACCCAAAGAATTGACCCGATAACCCCAGTACAAGCCCATGCCGTGGGCTTGTGCAGGTGCTATTGCCTGACTTTATGGAGAGTGAAAATGTATCGTTGCGACTATGCGCACAAATTGGTTGAAGTTGATAACTTCGAGAACGGTTGCACCGGCGAAGTGTGGGACCGTAGTTATCCATATTCCATCAAGGGCAAAACCCTTGCAGAAGTAAAGCAGGCTATTGCCGAGCATGTGGGATGCTCTATTGAATCCATATCGGTCAACCCATGCGGAGACGATCCGAGCCGGATTGACGCGCAACGCACGGAAAACGGCCAAGGAGACGAGCCCAGCGCCGAAGAGATGCGCAGATTCGAGGCCGGAGAGATTGACATCTACGTAGCGAATTACTCTTTCTATTTCAGCGAATCCAAGCCCGCTAACTTTGCCGAGTAGCTAACCCCTAATGCACACTCCCTGGGAATGTGCATTGTGGGCAATGTTGCCCCGAATTTATTTGAAGGTGAAAACATGCTGGACCTAGCCACGATTGAGCGCCATGCGTACATGGCCAATGATCAAAAAACCCTCGCCTTGCTTGCAATGGCTGAAGACTGCCAAAGCGACGCCATAGACGACGCAGTAGAGCAAGCAAGGGAAGCTGCTTATAGCGAGGGCTATGCCGAAGGTAAAAGAGACGCCCTAGACGTTGACGCCCAGGAAAAAATCGAAGACGCCGAATCCAAGGCCGATAGCTACAAGCGACAACTAGACGCATGCAAAGACGCCCTAAAGCGGATTGAGCTAGAGCTAGTCGGAGACGGGGCAAAAACCATAACTGGGCGTAAGAGCATGGCAAAGGCTTTGCAGCGCCTACGCTACGCCCACGGCTTGTTCTAAACACTACACGCCCACCCCTAAGCATTGCCCCTGGGTCTAGGGGCATTCTTTTTTTGCGGGGTTGACGCGCCTACCCGTTAAAAAGACAAACGACCCCGAAGGGCCGCTGCATGCCGGGATTCTCTTTATATCCACTCCGGGTGGAAACCTATAAAGGTTGGCGACCGCTTATGTGCCCCCCAATGGCGTCACCCAGCTAAAGCGGTGTTTTGCGAATTGTACACCAGTAACAACCCAAAGCCCCTCCCCCGTCACATTCAAGGGAGGGGCACTTGCGTTTGCCGGATACCCCAATCAGACACTACACACGAACCATTCAACTTCAGACTGAATTCCAGGCTCCAACACCGCCTAGTAACAACCACTGACCCCCACCTACCCACTACCAAGGGAGGGGCGCAAGGCTGCAACTCACGGCTCAACTCTCGGCTCAATCTCGGCTCAACTTTTTCCCTTTAAAATCAACTACTTAGACTACTCTGAGCTTCTGAGTTAAGAGAAATCAATATAAACAGTACATACATATACAGAACTCTCCCCGCATGGCGCTGGTTGTTACGCACACCGCACTCCCACACATTTCCGTGCCAACCCACAAATCGGCTCGTCTCACGTGACTCGCGGCTCAAAACCCGCAAACCCTTTATCCATGCGGGTTTCCAGACCCCCACCCCGAGCCATGGCCGAGTCATGAGCCACAACTCACGGCTCAAACGCTCCTATTTCGCAACAAACTGAGCCCTAAAGCGACCCATTTCTGCATAAATTCAGTCTCAAACTCGGCTCCCGCCTGTGGTGGCTTCTCCACCTTAGTAACAACGTCCTTATCAACCCCTGACTTCACCCCTTGGTGGCCGTCCACGCCCAGATGCACCATCACCTCGGCAACTGGCACTCCCAGCAACCTGGCTATCTCTGCCACCTCGTTCGCCTTTAACTTCCGCTTGCCTCGTAATGCCAATGACACCGCTCCTGGGTCCAGCCCCATTAGCGAAGCCAGCTTCCTCTGTGACATGCGCCTGTCAGCCAAGCGCCCTTGGAACCATCTGGTATCTACGGCGGAGCCCATGGTCAACCCTTCCGTGGTTATCCACACAAAACAAGCACACTCCACATCACCACGCAACACTCCTATCCACCCCAGCCCACTCATAGAAAATTACAATCACCCAACCCACCCCAAAACCGCAACAACCCTCTAGAATCGCAACATCAGTAACAACCGGAGCATCAAATGCCCGTCCCTAAAGGCAGTGGCCGATACAGCCGACCCTCATACGGTCAAGCTGCCCACATCATTCAAAAGTTCGGAGGCGAGGCCGCGTTGGCCAAGCTGATCGGCATCAGCCGCATCCAGGTCTACCGCTGGCAGTACGGACGCCCCGTGGGCACCGATGGCCTGATCCCCAACGCACCCCGCCTCAAGATCGAAAAGGTCGCCCGTCTGCATGGCGTGCTGCTCACTCCCGAGGACTGGGAAGCCAGCCGCATCAAATACGACGACCAACCCGAAGTCATCCACCCCGTGGGCGGCGGCAAGACATTGGAGGAACTCCTATCATGAACTGCAAAGACGGCGATCTGGCCATCAAAGTAACGGCCATGCCCGGCGCGTGGATTCCTGCGGGCGCGGTGGTCAAGGTGCTGAAGTTTGCTGGAGTGGGCAGCGCTAGACTTTCAACGGGTCTGCGCGCCAAGGCGGGTGCGCGTTGGTACGTCGAGTACAACGGCAGCCACATAAACCCCCACACGGGCAACGCTTACACCGCGTTGGATTCGCAACTGCGTCCCATCCGCGACCAACCCGGCGCAGATGAAACCCTTACGTGGGCGCCTGTTCCTAGCAAGGTGGCAGCATGACCCGCTACACCCTCGGCATCGACCCGGGCCTCAGTGGCGCCTTGGTGCTGCTATCCCCCGATGGCGCACTGGCCAAAAGCCTGCACATGCCCGTGCAGCAGGTCAAAGGCAAGACCACCATCCAAGCCCAGCAACTGGCCCACTTCATCGACCTGTATGCGGACGACATCAAGCACGCCTACATCGAAGTGGTCACATCACGCCCACGGCAGGCTGGACAGCTTCTGATCGGCTTCAATGCCGGCCTGATCCACGGCATCATGCATGCCCACTGCATCGGTATCACCCAAGTCAGCCCAAGCGCATGGAAGGGCTGGTACAGCATCAAGCGGGACGACACCCAGTCCTACCGCGACATGAAGAACGTCAGCCGCGCATTGGCATCCGAGCAATGGCCTGACCAAGCCGACCTGTTCAAGCGGGTCAAAGACGATGGGCTGGCAGAAGCCGCCCTGATCGCCCTGTACGGGCTTAACACTGGAGACGACAAGTGAAATACCGATTCAACGACAACAACGTGCGCAGCTACCCCCGCACACTCAACCAAGCCTTCGGCAACACCGCAGACTACGGCTGCGCCATCGAACGCACACGCCCACCCTTCTGGACGCCCATCCGGGTCGCCCTGGCGCTGACCTACCTGCTGGCATTCGTCACGCTGGGGGTGGTGCTATGAACGCAGTCAAAAACGCCATCACTATCGCAGCCGTGTTCCTGGCTACCGCGGCACAAGCACAGTTGTATGTGGGCGCTGGAGTTGGTTACGGCAGTGGCGTACCTGATAGCCCACGCAACTACACAAACCTGAGCATTGAGCGCACACAAGAAAGCGCAACAGCCAATGCGTTCATTGGTTACCGGTTCGGCAGCTTCGCAGTAGAGACTGGCGTGATGACTTTGCCTGAGTACCACAGCACAGTAAGCACTGACAACTATCCAGCCTACAAGGGCTGTGTACGCAGCAGCACATGCCCACAAACGTCACACATACAGCAGGACATCATGAGCCGCGCCTACTACCTGCGGGCCAATGTGTACGCGCCAAAGGTTGCAGGCATTGAGCCCTATGTGTTCGGAGGCTATGCCAAGACCGACACACACAACCACGAGTACGGCAACTACAACGGCACCGAAACCGTGGACTTCAAGATCGACGCACATCAGCAGGCATGGTTCTTCGGCGCTGGCTTGCAAAAGAACGTCAACAACAAGTGGTCAATCAGAGCCGAGGCTTTGGTGATGCCTGCCTATGTAGACGAAGAACACACGCTTCGCCGCCATGCTTGGGTGGGCAGCGTAGCAATCCAACGAACATTTTGAAAGCACAAAACATGAACGCAATTTATTTTCTGCTCGGCTTCTGCACTGGCGCAATCGTCGTGCTGGCCCTGTTTTTCCGGTGGTACACCGAGGAAGGTGAGAAATGACCCAAGAACTGCGACGACTTGCGGAGGATTTCCTAACCGCAACTGGAATGAACGAGCGTCTGCAAGCGCGTTTCAAGTTTGAAGATGCAGCAAACCCCGCCGCAATCCTCTCCCTGCTAGATCGGCTGGAGAAGGCTGAGAAAGATGCGGAGCGGTATCGGGTATTGAGAGATTATTTGCTGTCAGATGATACATCGCACGATGATGCAATCGTCAATGCGACAACCGCTCAACAAATGAATCTTGTTGTAGACAGCATTTCATTCGACGCCGCAATGGAGGCAAGCAAATGACTGACATCATGAAATTGATTGGTGCATTTCAGCGCGAAGCTGAAAACGATGGC